CGGGAAGAAGCTTGTGCCGTATGCGGGTCCGGTGCATTACGGCTGGCCGTCCCGTCCGAACTCTGCGAAGGGCTGGCGTGGTGGCCCGATCCCGCCTAACCCGTTCCTGTATGACGCTTTGGATGAGCGCCGTTCCGAAGTTGAGGAGGTTTTCCTGCGATACCTTGAAGACATTAGGGACCGGCATTTGTGATGAGGTGACCTGTGGCACGGGGTAAGAGCGTCATTCAGGTCGTCATCACGGGTGAGTCTCGTGGTCTGAAGCGGGCGATGGACTCGGCGGCGGGTGCCGTCACCGGATTTGCCATTGTCGGCGCGAAACTGGTCGCCACCGCCGCGTCTATCACTTCGGCTATTGGCATCGCCTCTGTGAAGGCGTTTGCGGACTTCGACGCTGCGATGACGAAGTCCACGGCCATCATGGGGAACGTGTCCTCCGCGATGGAACAGGACATGTCGCAGGCCGCCCGCGAGGTGGCGAAGACGACGACGTTCTCTGCGGACGAGGCTGCTGAGGCTTACTTTTTCCTCGCGTCGGCTGGTTTGGACGCGCAGGCTTCCATCGCCGCGCTGCCGCAGGTTGCCCAGTTCGCCCAGGCGGGCATGTTCGACCTGTCGCAGGCCACGGACCTTCTGACGGACGCGCAGTCTGCGCTGGGTCTGACGATTCGTGATGATGCTGCGGCGAACATGGAGAACATGGCGCAGGTCGCCGACGTGCTCGTCAAGGCGAACACGCTCGCCAACGCTTCTGTGGAGCAGTTCTCCCGGTCACTCACGAACAAGGCTGGTGCGGCCCTGTCGGTGGCGAACAAGTCCATCGAAGAGGGCGTGGCAGTCCTCGCGGTGTTTGCCGATCAGGGTGTGAAGGGTGCGGAGGCTGGCGAGCGCCTGTCGGTCATGCTCCGTGACATCACCCGTGCTGGCGCTGCGAACGCCGACGAGTTCGCCAACCTCGGCCTGCAAGTGTTCGATGCTGAGGGGAACCTGCGGAACATGGCCGATGTCACGGCTGAGTTTGAGCGGGTCCTCGGGCCGATGTCGGACGCGCAGAAGGCTGCGACACTCGACACGCTGGGCCTGACCCGTTCTGTCGCTGACAACATCAAGCTCGTTCTCGGTTCTTCTGAGCAGATGCGGAACTACGAGTCCGCATTGAAGGATGCTGGCGGGACAACGGAAGAGGTTGCGAACAAGCAGTTGCAGACCTTCTCCGCGCAGATGGACCTTGTTCAGTCGGCCATCGGCGACGTGTTCCTCACTATCGGATCGAAGCTTGTTCCCGAACTGCTGGGCATGTTTGAGGCGTTCGGTGGGATGGAGCGCGTTCAGGAGATTGTCAATCGTCTGTCTAGCGACTTTTCGGCGTTTTGGTATCAGAGTCTTCGCCCTGCGATTGCGGCGCTCGGCGAGCAGCTCCCTGCGGCAATCGAGATGGCCGGAGGACTGTTCGACACGTTCTTCCGTCCGAAGATTGAGATGATTGCGGACCTGTTCCTGAACCATCTTGTTCCGGCGGCGGGTGAGGCGTTCGCGTTCTTCATGTCGGATGTGATGCCGGTGCTGGAGACCTTCTCAGGCTTCATCGCTGACCATGTCGCGCCTGTGGTCATGCGGCTCGTGAAAATCTTCTTGGACAATGTGGTGCCGACGGTGACGAACTTCCTCCGTCCCGTGTTCGAGCAGATTCAGGCAGTCATCGGGATTCTGTCGGAGAAGTTCACGGAAAATCAGGAAACCATCAACAAGTGGCTGGACAACATCGAGCCGGTGGTTTCGTTCATCCGCAATGTGGTTGCTCCGGTGTTCGGCGTTGTGCTGGGCGGCGCAATCCGGGTCGTGGGAGAAATCATCGGGGGAGTGATTGACATCCTGTTTGACATGCTGTCGGTCATCAACCGGGTCATTGACAAGATCGTGGAGTTTGGCCGGAAGATTGCGGACTCGGCGGTCGGTCAGGCGCTCGGCGGGATTATTGACGCGGTGTCGGGACGGCAGTTCGGTGGGCCGGTCCATCAGGGTCAGGCGTACATCGTTGGTGAGGCTGGGCCTGAGCTGTTCGTGCCGACGATTTCGGGGTCGATTACGCCGAACAACGAACTGGCGATGGGCGGCGGTGGTGGTGTCACGAACATCAACATTACGGTGACTTCTGCCGACCCGCAGGCTGTGGTGGAGGCGATCAGGCGTTACACCCGTTCTAACGGGCCGCTTGGTCAGGTGGTCGCGGTGTGACGACCGTCCGTGTAGAGTATGGCAAGGCTGTGCTGTTTGAGCTTGACAGCGCAGAATTCGGCGTGCTTGACCAAAACTTTCTTGGTGTGGGTGAAGTGCCGGTGGATGTTTCTGACCGGGTGGTTTCCCTGTCGGTGCGCCGGGGCCGTCAGGATGCGTTGGAGCCGACGAGGGCAGGTCAGGCGGCGGTCACCCTGCGAAACCTTGACGGGGAGTTGGACCCGCTGAACACCGCGTCGGCCCTGTATCCGGGGGTGGAGCCTGCCCGGTCGCTGAACATTTGGGCCGATGACATTCAGGTGTTTGCCGGGATCGTGGACGATATTGACCTTGCTTTCGACCCATCTGGCGACGCGGTGGTTCAGGTTCAGGCTTCGGATTCTTTGAGCAGGCTCGCCCTTGCAGAGTTTCCCCCGGCAGGACTTGCCGTAGGCGAAGAAGATTCGGGGCAGCGGGTCACCGATGTGCTGGCGTCCAACACGGACTTTTGGGATGCGGGCACCGATATTGCGACGGGCGATTCGACTTTGGCTGCGGGCACGGCAACGGGCAATGTGGTGCAGTATCTCAACACCGTGGCCCGTTCTGAGGGTGGCGTGCTGTTTGTCGGGCGTGACGGCGATTTGGTGTTTCGTAACAGGCTGTTCGCGGTGACTGCTACCCCGGTCGTCCTCTCAGACGACGGCGCAGATATCGCCTACGAAGGGCTGGTCCGGCAGACTTCCGGTGAGAGCCTGCGAACGGTCGCGTTTGGCGAGCGGAACGGAACACGCCGGGAGCGGGAATCTACGCTTGGTCTGCTGAGGTTTGGTTTCCGTGCTTTGGATCTTGGTGAGCTGCTGCTGCTGACAGATGCGGATGTGGATGAGCGGCTGGATTTTGAATTGGCGTTGCGTTCTGCTCCGAATCCTACGGTGCGTGAGGTGCGGGTTTCGCAGGAGCGGGCGCAGGCGACGGGTGTGCTTTCGTTGGAGTTGGGTGACCCTGTGGAGGTGGAGTTTACGCCGCCGGGTGTGTCTGCGATTACGGAAGAGGGAATCGTGCTGAATATTCGGCATGATTTTACGGTGGGCGCAGGTTGGAGGACGACGGTGGGGATGCGTCCTGCCGAATTGTCTGGCTTCCTCATTCTTGGTTCGGGTAGACTTGATGTTGACGCGCTCGCGTTCTGATAGGAGCAAGCCGTGGCAGGGTTCAGAGAGTTTGTAACGGGTGAGGTGCTGACCGCCGCCAATGTGAACGATTTCCTGATGCAGCAGTCGGTGATGAAGTTTGCGGACGCGGCTGCGCGGGACACGGCGCTTGGCACGGCGGTCGGTGGGGGGAACGCGCTGCGTGAAGGCATGGTCGCCTACTTGGACGACACGGACGAGGTGCTGGCTTACGACGGGACCGCGTGGGGGTCGCTGGGTCTGCCGCTTGGCACCGCGACACCAACAGACGGACAAATCCTTGCGTTCGGAACCGCGACCTCCACTTGGAACCCGACTGACGGTGGCGCGCTCGTCGCGGTTAAGCACGCGCTGTTCACAGGCACACAGACCAACTCCACCGCAGCAGGCGGCAACTTCGCCGTCACCGACCTCAGCATCACTCACGAGTTGGCAGACCCTTCGAACAAACTCATCTTGACGGTTTCGCTCTCTGCCGCAAGTTCCGCTTTCAACAGGGTCGGCGTTGCCTTCTCAGACGGCAGCACACTTTTTCCGCTAGGTGATGCTGCGGGCGACCGCGTTCAAATGTTCGTTGGTGGCGGAAACATCTCAGACTCCGGCACTACTTCTATTCTCGAAAGAACGTTTGTGACGATTTCGGGAACAACAGTCCATAGTCCGGGCGCTGGTTCCAAGACCTACACGGTCCAAGCCATAAATACGACCGCGAACACAGCGACGCTTGCCATAAATCGCGTCGACAATGACACAGACACGGAACAGGCCAATAGAGGCGCGGCTTCTTTTGTTCTGATGGAGGTGAAGGTATGACCGACTACGCCGCCGTCCTGACCGCCCTGCACCCTGACGCGCTGTGGGGGCTGACGAACAACGACCTTCGCACGCTCACTTGGGATGAGGGGAACGCGGACCCGAAGCCTGACGCTGCGACTTTGGATGCTGCGTGGCCTGCGGTGCGTGACGCTCGCGCTTGGGCGCAGGTGCGTTCGGAGCGCGACGCGCTGCTTGCCGGGTGTGATTGGACGCAGGTTGCCGACGCGCCTCTGTCTGCGAGTGTGAAGCAGGCGTGGGCCGACTACCGGCAGGCGTTGCGCGACGTGCCGCAGGACTTCGACTCGCCGGACGACGTGGTTTGGCCGGAGGCTCCGTAATGGACCCCGTGCTCATGGCCGGCGCATGGGCCGGAGCGCTCATCGCTATCGCCGGGGCAGCCCGTATCGGATGGAAGGCGTTTGTCACGGCGGTGGAGAAGGTCATCGAGGTTTCTATCGGTCGGGTGTGGCGTGACATGGACGACATTGAGAAGCGGCTCGACCGGCTAGAACAGTCCGTCACCGAACTGCGTGAGCAGGTATCGCAGTTGCGTGACCTTCTGATGGCTCATGTTGCGGAGATGACCCGCCGCCATGACCGATAGGTGGAAGCACCGGCGCAGGCTCGTCTACTTCACGGTCGGGTTTGCGACGTGCATGATTCTTGTCGGGGCGTTCGACTGGTCTGACCGGATCGTCTCATCACAGTTGGTGACGGTTGGTGGTGGGCTGCTGACCGCTATCCTGTCCGGGTACGTCTTTGCCGCTACTTACGACGACAAGTGGAGTAATCGTGGACCTTCTGACTTCGATTCGCCGTACCGTGGTTCCGATGGTGATGGGATGGATTGTTAGCCTGCCCATCGCCCCGTATGTGGACAAGTCTGCCGTGGAGACGGCCCTAGTCGCCCTCCTCGGAGCCGCCTACTACGCGGTCATGCGTCTGCTGGAGGACCGTGGCATCCGTGCCGCCTCCTTCCTCATCGGCATGGGCGCGACTGTTCCTCCGAAGTACGACGAGTGAGGATCGTTTCGCGTGCGGAGTGGGGGGCTGCGCCTGCCCGTTCGACCACTCCGCTGTCTCCGGCGATGGTGAACCTGTTCGTCCTGCATCACACGACCGGCTCGTTTCGTGGGGCGCGGACGGTGCGGTCCATTCAGGCGTTCCACCAGGGGCCGGACCGGAAGTGGGCCGACATCGGCTACAACTTCCTCGTCGCCCCTGACGGCGTCATCTACGAAGGGCGGGGCTGGGGGTTTCGGGGCGCGCACGCTCGCGGTCACAATCACGAGTCCATCGGGGTGGCGTTCATCGGGGACGGGTCGAGGCCGATGCCGATCCCGGCGCAACAGGCGGTGCTGTGGCTGCTGTCTGAGGCTGAGGGGCGGTTTGGTGACCTGCGGACGGTTGGGCACCGTGATGTGGGCCGTACTGCGTGTCCGGGGGATGCTGTTTACGCCTGGTGGGCTTCAGATGCGCTGAGAGCGCCGCGACCTTCTCCGAAGGTGGGCACACCGGCGACGGTGGAAATCGTCGGAGACGGCATCTCAGAGCGTCTGAGGGGCATTCCGAACGTCCGTTCGGGTTGGCTGCGGGAGATGGCGCGTCGGGGATGGTTGCGCCGCCGGTAGTTGACGGTAGCGTTCACGCCGTCATCTACAGCGAGGTGTACGGGGTGGACGAGTTCGAGCAGGCGCAGCAGGAGTCCTCAAAGCCGGGGACGGTCGGCTGGTGGGACCGGGTCATGCCCAACCTGACCGCCGAGCAGGTCGAGTCGCTCAACAGGGCTGCCGGGAACCCGGCGATCACGCATCGGACTATCAGCGTGGTTCTTGGCAACTGGGGGTTCGAGGTGACGCCCGCGATGGTCGGGCATTGGAGGAGGAACTATGCCCGCCGATGAGTTCCTGAAGGTGCAGCGCGACATTGAGGACGCTTCCGTACAAAGGCGTACACACCCGAAGGGGTGGGAGCCGGGGGTTGATACTGCCAAGGGCGTTCTGACGGTTGAGGGTGGGGAGACTCCTCCGACCGATTGGGCTGCCATCATCCGCGAGCTCGGGCTGGACCCCGAAGCGTGGACGGTGGACGAGTCGCAGCCTGTCCAAATCCGCACATGGGACTCGGGTGACAAGCGGAACTTCTATTACCGGGCCACCGTCATCCCTGCTAGCGCTGCTAGCACTCCCGACGTGGACGACCTCATCCGTGAGGTAAAGCGGCGTAAGCCGAAGCCGCCGAAGGACATTCTCGCCGAACGCGCCCTCGTCGTCGCCCTCGCGGACTGGCAGGCAGGCAAGGCCGACCACGGTGGGGTTGAGGCGCTTGTCGAGCGGCTGATGGCGCTGAAGGACGCGGTCCCTGCCCGTGTGAAGGAGGCGCAGAAGACCGGGACGCCCATCTCGGCGCTGTACGTCATCGGGATGGGTGACATGGTGGAGGGGTGTGACGGGCATTACGACCAGCAGACGTTCTCCGTCGCGCTGGATCGCCGCCAGCAGGTCAAGTTAGTCCGCAGGATTCTGACCATGATGCTGACTGAGTGGGCAAAGCTGCCAGTCAAGATGGTCGTCGGCGCGGTCCCAGGCAACCACGGCGAGAATCGGAAGGGTGGCAAGTCGTTCACGTCGTTTGAGGACAACGATGACCTTGCCGTGTTTGAGCAGGTGCAGGAGATTCTCGCCGCGAACCCCGAAGCGTTTGGGCACATTTCTTGGGTCATCCCTGACGGGGACATGACGCTGACGCTCGACATCTGCGGAACGGTGGTGGCGTTCGCCCACGGACACCAGTTCACAGGGTCGGGTGTTCCGGTGGCGAAGGCGCGAACCTGGTGGAAGGGGAAGATGGCGGCGATGCATCCGGTTGGGGATGCGTCGTGCCTTGTTTTTGCCCATTTTCATCATCTGAATCTGTTGCAAGACGGTCCTCGGACCATCTTCGGCTGCCCCTCCAATGATGGCGGCTCGCGCTGGTTCGAGGAGCGCGGGGGGCCGACGACGGCCTGTGGCACACTCACCTTCGTCGCTGACAAGGACGGGTGGCATGACCTCAGAATCCTCTGAGCCGGACGAGCAGGTCGAAGCGGACCTCGACTTGGCGTGGCATCGGGAGATGGATCGGCTCGCCGAGTTTTGGGATGACGCGCCGACGCATGAGAAGTTGCGGCGGGGCCGGACGTGGAACTGACCTTCGGCCCCTACACGGTCAAGGTTCTGTCCGACGAGGCCACCGACCTAGCCCTTGCCGAGGAATCGCTGGAAGGTGATTCGGATGTGAAGCGTGGCATCATCCGCGTCCGCTCCGACCTTGACCATGCTCGCCGATCCGAAATCATCCTTCACGAGCTGCTCCACCACGTCGTCGGCCTGACGCATCTCGCGGTGAAGTGGTCGGACGAGGAGCAGGAAGAAGTCATCCGTGCGCTCAGCCCGTGGCTGGCGATGGTGGTGACGGTAGGCTTGTCGGACTAGGGGCCGAGATAGGTGTCGAGCCTGCTGAAAGCCGAAGCGCACGGCGGGTGACCTCGGTTCGAGTCCGAGCGGCTCCACTAGCCGTGGGATTGGCGCTGTGGCAGCGTCCCCACGGCCTCCAACGCGGAACGCCCGCCCCTAGAGAACTAGGATAAGCGGGCGTCCCATCAGGAAACCCTGACCATCTGTGACATTAGCACTCTGATTCGAGATGCGCGAGCCAGCCTGCGATGATGGCGGTCATGTCCGGTTTGTCGCCTTCGCCATGCCAAACGAGGCCCGGATAGTAAGAACCGGAGAGTGACCACGGTTCGCCGGGGAAAGCGACCGTGAGCGCGTTGGCGAGGTCGAAGTACGGCAGGTCGGCGAAGTCCAGGCACGTCCGCACTTCCACAATCTTCTCAACCTCCACCTCACGGTCCTGATAGATGACCTCCGGCTCCGGCACCGCCGCCTGCTCCACGTTGATGATGGGCGCGGGGATGTCGGGGAACGGAGGGATCGTCGGCGCTGCGACGTTCACGACCGGGGCGGGCTGTTCGGGGACGGTGATGTTGACGGTCGGTGCGCCCTGCTCGGGAATGGTGACGTTGACGACCGGAGCTGGGATGTCGGTAAGCGAGAGCTCAACTTGGATGGTCGGTGGTGGGCTTTGTGATGCCGCCGGGAGTGGCAGAAGAAGTGCTGCTATGGCGAAAACTGCGATGAGTGCGAAACGCAGGATTTTGGACAATACACGCCCCTTGGTCGCAGATTTGATGCTTTTAGGATACCTGAAATGCGACAGCCCGTCGCGGTAAGGGAGAGAAACCCGCGACGGGCCGTGGTGCCGCACCCCTGCTCAGGAGATGGACCCCGGTGCGGGAAGGAGAGAGACCCGCACAACGCGAAAGATAGGGCGACCGTCAGTCCGTGTCAAGTCTGTGCCGGGTTCTCATCAGGCCGTACTTCCGGCCCCATTCCGGCATCAGATGGGCCTTGTCATGGCACTCGCGGCACAGGCCGATCAGGTTGTCGAGCCGGTGAGGGTCGGGACCGCCCCTGCCAGCGATGTGGTGCACGTCCGTCATGGCACGGTAGGTGCAGAACTCGCACATGCCGTTGCCGCGTGCCCATACTTCCTCGCGGCGCTTCGGGTAGATGGCGTCCCGCTTGCGACGCTTGTCGGACACCGGCTTCATAGGAGTTCGTCCTCCACGGCTTCGGCCAGTTCGTCAAGGTCCACGGACACGAACTCTGCGACTTCACGCATGGACAGGCTTGTGCCGTAGGCGCGGTCCCAACTCATCACGATGGGAACAAGGTCGGGCGGGCATTTTGCCCTGGACTGCGCCCCGCACACCCGGCATCTCCATACGAGCCGCCACGGACGACGCTCTAGGCGAGTGTGTCGCATGAGGACGAGACTGTCCAGCCCGCAGTTTTCGCAGACGGACTGGTGTCCGATGCGTTCAGGGTCGGCGTCAGCGAGCAAGTTCAGTTTCGGATCGATGGGCGGCGAGGAGTGACTGGAGGGCCGAGAGTTGCGTGCGTCGCGCTCTGACGGCTTCGAGCGCAGCAGAGCGAACACCGTCAGCAATGTCACGGTCACGACGAAGCTCTCCAACCAGGGCATACGTTTTGGCCTCCCGTTCGGCGACGGTTCCTTCTGTGGTGAGATACGCCAGCGCATGTTCGTGACGGTACTGGTGTTCTGCGTGCGCGTAGTCGATGGACGACTGGCGTAGTGCCGACACGCCTTTGTCGAGGAGGTCTGAGAGGCGTCGTGCTTCGATGACAAGGTCGGTCATGGTGTCCATCAGCCGAGTCCCCTTTCGCGCATTTCCCAGTTGCGGAATGGACGGTGTGCGCGGAGCTGGTCAAGTTCTGCGCGTAGCCGTGCGACCTCGTTTCGCAGATACAGGATTTCTTGGTCTCGTGGGTCGTCCGACTGGTTCAAGTCTGTCACCGTTGGCAAGTTGCTTCTCCCATCCGTCGAAGTCGATTTGGCAGGCGATACCAAGTTCAGTCGTTGTTGGCAGCAGCATCGGATTCACGCTTCTCCAAAGCCTTGTCGAGATAGTAGTTGTCCTGTGCCCACAGGTGGATGCCGAGGCCGAGTCGCATGGCGCAACGCTTCAGCGCGTCGGATGCGGCGTTCTTCAGATTCGACCCGTTGTTCTGCGACGGGTGCTCCACATCGCCAACTTCGGTGATGGTCACGAAGTCGCCGTCGATCCAGCACTCCAGCGTGGCAAGGCAGCCGGTGACGGTCCCGTCGGGGTTGGTGACGGGCTTGTCGATGGTGAAGTTGAACGGCCCGACGATTTCGAGAAGCCGCTGGACGACGACGGAGTGCTCCACATAGGACGCGGAGAACTTCCCTGGCTTCTGCTTGATGAGGGACTCGGGGAATGGTCGGGACAGTTCGTACAGGTCAGTCATCCTGCTCTCCTAACGGTTGGACCCACTCGTTCGAGTAGGCGCGGGCGAGACGGTCCCTATCGCCGTCCTGTAGAAACCTTGCTACTGCGAACTCCAAGAACATCAGCCGCGTCCGCAGCGCTTGTTCTTTCAGATAGTTCAGTCTCGACGGGTCAGGCATACGGCTTCTCGTGCTTCCAGTTCCACGCATCCAGCAGCGACATGAAAACGCGCAGCGTGCCGACCGGATCGGCCACCCGCTTCTCCTCAAACCCGTCCTCGCCGATACGGACGACGAGCAGGTCGGGCAGTTCCGTCCACTCGCCAGTCTCGTCACGCCACGGCAGCGCGTCCGTGTGCTTGTCAATGCCGCAGCCGAACAGCGCGGAGAGCTGGAGGGCCGCTTCGTCGTAGATGGCCTTTGAGGTCTTGAAGTCGCCGATAGTCAGACGCCCATCCACCTTGGCAATGAAGTCGCAGGTGCCCGCATACAGCGGGTGGAACATCGTGACCTCGGTGCCGATGACCTCCAGGTCGTGGGCCATGTACCAGTCCTCCGCAGCCTGCTGGAACGGCTTGGCATCGTCGGACAGTTCCGGCAGCACCCAGTCGTTGAGACGGGCTTCCAGCCAGCCGTGGATGTCGGTGCCCCGGTCGGCGGCCCGCTTCGACTTCGACCACGGGCTGCCCTTCAGCATGTCCACCGCCTCGTTCCGTTCCATTCCGGCGAGGGAGTGGCGCATCCGGTAGGCGGTCTCCGCGACCATCTTTGCGGACCAGCGTGGCAGGGCAGGCTTGTCGAGCACGCCGATGACATTCGTCACCGAAGGGACAAGGTCGCCGGTGGTGGGGTGCTGGTAGTGGCGGCCCTTGCCGCGCACATGCTGGGACAGTTCCGGCGTCGTCATAGAAGCTCCCTTGCGATGTCGGTGATGTAGTCGCGCATTGCTGCGATGCCGCCCTGCGCTTCCTTGGCAAGATTGGCCGCGTCAGTCAGCAGGCCAGGAAGTTCGGCAGAGGTCGGGTCGTCGTCGGCTTCCTCTGCGATGGCGAACATCGTCTGTTCGAGTTTCCACACGACGGATCGGGTGGATTCCATCAAGTCGTCGGCGGCGTCAACCATTAGGCGCAGGTTCTCGTCCATGTCACTCCCAGTCTTCGGCAGGCTTCTGAATCTCGGCGAGTTCGCGCTCCATGAGGAGGATTTGGTCGTTGATTGCCATCAGTTCCCGAGCGTGCCGGTCGGCCTTGTCATGCAGGTC